AAGTAAGGCTGGGTGATATCTTGAGCGTTGTTGATGGTCCCGATGCCGCTGAGTTGCTCCTGCGACATCGGGGCGACCATCTGGCCGCCGTATTGCTGGTAGGGCGTCGAGCCGACCTGATTGGCTCGGCCGATGATGTTCTCATACTCCGCCATCACCTCGGGAGGCGGAGCATTCGAACTCTGTGTGGTTGTCGAGCCTTTAGAACTGCTGCCCATTGCTGGCGCACCGCATGTTAATGCGGCGGAGCGCCCGTCGCGATGCCAACAGATTACACGGCCCTAGCAAATTCTCCAAAAGGGCCGCCCGAGATTCCCGGACGACCCCTGGGTGACAATCTCTTCATGTTGAGTTTGCTATCTCTAGCGCTTGCTCCCTGAATTAGAATTGCGTTGGTCCGCAACGCCACGGATTACCCGATGTCGGGTAATTTCAATGTGCCGCACCAGTGTTCACTCTCTCTGAATATAGAGTTTTCGGCCTGTACACGAAATAGCCACCGGCGCAGCCGCAGGAGAGCAGGAACTTGTCGATATTGAGCCCTGCCTGCGCACATCTCTTGTCAACGGCGGTCCCAAGGCCTTCACCAAACACCCGCCGATAAAGTCGCAGCTTGGCTGCAAGCCTGACGTTGCTGACGACACCGATGAAGAGAACCACGCCCATGTTATCGGCTGCATTTTTGTCCCAGATCAGGAGCGACTTGGCGTGCTGCGATTTACGAAAATCCGGCAACACGTAATTGAACCACTCGGAAATATGCCAGTCATCGCTCCATGCGAACTGCTCGATCGAGACGTAGCCGAGCGCCTCGATACGCCCCTTGGGACCGATGCAGGGAATCATCGCGCGCTGCTTGTTGAAGGCACGCTCCAGGTTCTGCTTCACCTTGTCGGGACTGAAGCTGAAATACGCCTGCCCGTTCTCTTCGTGGAGCTGCTTGCAGATTCGAAAGATGTCATCCATCTCGTCGCCTTCGGCGATCCGGATAGGCGAGAAGTCGTGGTTGTCCTTCCGGTTCTCGGCGTACTTGCGTTCCGTGATCGTCACTTTTTCGAACGTCATGGCGTTTGATCCAGTTCAAGCAGCATTCTCGCCAGCACGGGAAGATCGATGGCGAATTTTGTGCCATCAATGATCTCATGAAATTCCACCAGCCGAAGGGACTTGCCATCGGCGTTCCACACCCGCTTGGCCTCAAAAGTCAAAGTCTCTTTTGCCGCGGGCATGAGCGACCTAACCTCCTCTCGACGGGCTCTTGCAGCCGCTCATCAGACAGCGGCGCGGCTCGGGGCAGTATCTTAGGGAACAGTGGGCGTGCGGCTTGTCGCGCGGATCGTGCGGCGGTTTCCTGGGCACCACCTGAGCAACGGGCAACGCGGGCTCCAAGGTCAAGTCATCCGATGGTTGGGCAAGGCCCGGTATTTTCTGCTCACTCAAATCAGCACCTCAACAAGTCTGACAAGGCACACTATGGCGCCCACGAAAAATATCACATAGCCGAACAACATGGTGCCGACATTAAATCTAAACGCACCACCGAGGCCGATCGCAAGACCGACGATCATCAAGTTGGCACAGATCCCGAACATCATTTCGCTGGTCCTGGCAGGCCCTTGAGTACCTTAATATGTTTCTCCTTAGTGCGCTTAACCCACTCATCAAGTATCTCGTGCCCGTGATCGATGTTGCCGCCGCCGATCTCCGCAACGATGTGCGGCGGAATCACGAACTCGCCCGCAGCCGCCATGATCGGAACTCCATCCTCGCCGTGGCGCCCAACGACGCCGCCTTCAGCGAAAATTCCGGTCGCCGTCTTCGCTACGGTCATGCCGGACTTTCCTCCTCCAAGATGCCCAGCCCGTATGCCGGACGCTCTCGGGGCACCACTGCCATGATGAATCGCAGATGCCTTGGCGCCAAAGGGGCCACTGCCGCTTGCTCCGAAGGGCGCGCCGCTGAACATGCTGTTGAGGCGCGTGAAGCCGGCCTCGGTGTTGTTTTGACCGAAGTGCGAGACGTGAGCCGCCGGAAGGACGTAGCTGCCGTTCGGCACGCTCATCGGGATGTGGTCGGTGCGTCCCGGCACGGATCCCCTGATCGGCCCGGTATGGAGCATGCCGCGCGCTTCTTGCCGCGCAAACCAAGGCATCCCGCCGCCATCGGCCTTGCCCTGACGGCGCGCGACGCTGAGTGCGACCGCTATCGCCTGTTTGCGGTTTTTGACAAAGTGGCCGTATTTGTCAGGGCCGGAATGCAACTGCCCGTGCTTGAAGCGGTGCATCTCCTCGCCGACAATCTCTTTTGACGTTCCTGAAACCGGCATGTCGAACCTCAATTAGATGCCATGATTATCCAGTTCGTGCCGTCCGATTGCAACTCGGCCCATTTTCCGGACGCAGACAAGATCGCCGTAGTCGCGGCGCCGCCAGCGAGCGGTACGACATTGGCGCTTGCTGAGGCAACGCTTGTCGTTGTCCCGGTGGCTTTGATCTTCAATATGCGACCAGGGAAAGTCGCTGGGGTCGGCAGTGTCACCGTCTCGGCACCGCCGACACTGCTAAAGATGATCGAATAGTCACCGCTCTGAACGGTGTATGTCGCTGCAGTGATGGTGATTGGCGAGCGTAGAGAAATGCCGCCCGCCAAAAACAGATTTCCGATCGCATCGACTTCAAATTTGACAACGTTGGCGATAGACCAATTCGCGAACTGACCTGTAAAAGTCCCGCCGCTGTTGCCGGCATTGATGTTGTCGAAAACGCCGCTGAATGGTGTGGTGGCCTGAAACGTGCTACGCAGGTTGCCGCCGGTCTGGAACTGGACGATCCACTCCTGCCAAGAAGCGGTCGTCGTCCCGGCGCCATCATCCTGAAAGACTTCAAGCGGTGCCGTTGATCCGTTGGCTCTTTCCAGGGTGAGCCCGGCGCCCGCCGCGTTCGTCCCGCTCTCGATAATTGTCAGACCATGATGGATGTTTGCCGGATTGAGGATTCCATCCTGGATAAGAGCCCCGAAATCGCCGTTGCCAGCCGTTTGAAGGCGGGTACCAACGCCGCCGCCTGTTGTCAGTGCGTAAAAAGCGTCGCCGAGAGAGGCTTCGACGATCTGGATGCCGGGATTGTCGACGCTGATGACGCCTTCCGGGCTGGTGATGTTCGCGCCCTGATATAGGGCCGTCGCCCCCGTCCAGGGAACGTGAGCAATCTTTGCGTCACCGAAATTGGCGACACGCGGCTGCATGACGGTCTTGGGGTGGACCCCGATGGGGCTCGTTTGTTGGTCGCCAGGGAAGCTCTGACTGCCGCAGGTCGTGAGCACAGAAAAGCTGTTGAGATAGATGAAACCCGGGATACCGCTGTTGGTGCGGTCGACGGCTACGATCAGGGAGGTTCGGGGATCCTCGCCGATGATCTCCACGTTCGGGGGGATCTCTGTCGCCCCGGCCTGTGCGCCGGTGCCTCCGCCTTGATAGAAAAAACCAGACGGCAGGAACACGCGCGTGAAGCCTGCAGCTATGGCGGCTGCGACGGCAGGCTGTGAGCTCGCCCCCGCTATTGCGCCAAATGACCTGACATCGGCGATCAGCGACGTGGAGGACAACGACTGAAACGACGGCTGCAATGCGTTCAGCGCCGTGACGATGTTCTGCCCGATCGTAAGCAGGACACTTGGTTGGTCGGCCACCGCGGCGCCCTCTATGGATTGAAGATGGTGAAGCCGAACTGCTCGGTGCCGGCCGCGCTGGTGCCGTCAGCCGTTGCCACCGTAAATCCGACCCCGGGCGCTCGCGCCGACAGGTACAGGCTCTTGGCCGATCCCATCAGCGTTGCTGCCGCGGCATTGAGCGCGGTGAGCCCGATCGCCGATGCCGTTGTGACGCCGGTTTGCCCAACCGTCGTCGTCGGCGCCGCGGCAAGGGTGAAGGAACCGGTGACCCGCGATTTTCCGGCCGTGAACGCTGTGCCGAGACCGTTTATCGCGGTGACGATGTTCTGCAGGATGGTGAGGCCCGGCGAACCCTGGTCGGCCGGGGGCGACGGCATGCTCATAACGGGTTTCTCCCCGCAGGAGCGATGCGCGAGCGCACCAGGCCGAGGCGCCAGAAGCTGCCAAGATCCAAACTCTCGATGCGCATCGACATCAGACGGCCGCGCATGTTGGGCTCAAAGAACTGCGTTGCCTGAGACACCGTATACGGGCCTTGTACCCTCGGCGTGTCGTTCGGGAAATCCTTGAAAAACAAGGTGTACAGCATTTGCGCCGTCTGTGGCGCGCCGTTGAGGCCGTACTTCGCGTCGGGGATCACATAATCGACGATGCCGAATTCCTCGCCATTGCTGAGCGCGTAGTCTCCGGTGAGGATGAACGGCGTGAGCGCGATGCCGTCTGCATCCGGAGACGTCTCGTGCTGATATATCAGACCGCCGAAGGTGGTGCCGATCGGCGGACCAAAAATGGATTGGTCGATCCACGCCGAGCGGCCCATCGGGCCATAATCCCAGATGCCCTCGTTATTGACCTTGACGTAGGTGTCGTTCTCGCCGTTGCCGCCGATCGTCGGGAAATACCAGCCGATCTCGGTGAACTGAGAGTTTGCAAAGAACCTGACCTTGTCGAGACTGGTGCGGTCGATGCGCTGAAAGACCTTGTCCCACACCGTGCACGGCATCGCCGTCGGGACACCGCCGGCCGCCATCTGGAAGAACTGATTTTGCGACATCCAGAATTCCGTGGTGCCCGCCACGCCGAGGGCCTTGCGGCCGACCAGCCCGCACCCGGTCATCACCTCGATGATCGCGAATACCAGCGGCTGGCCGATATACTGCCCCGACCACACCCCGATGTCGGTGTGCACCGTGAACTGATTGCCGCCCTGAACGCAGGCGACGATCTTGCTGCCGCGCGAGATGGTGAAGCCACCAGCAAAGTTCGTCGATGTCGGCACCCAATCGAGAAAGTTGCCGGCGTCACACCACACAAGGCGCAACGGCGCCGGGATGCCATCGAAAGATGCTTGCCACGCGATGATGATCTGTATCGGCTGGGTGAGGAAGCAGCCATCAGCGCTGATCGGCCCTGTCGGGATGATCTGCGCATTGGAGAACCCGGCCCGCGGCGCCCATTCATAAAGCGGCCCGCCGGCGGTGCCTCCATTCTGTCCGGCCGGATTGGCGATCAGGTCCTCGCCGAAGTTGAGCAGCGACCAGTCCGTGGCCGTGATCGGCGTCCCCAGCCCTTGAGGCGATGGTATTCCGGTTCCCCATCCGCCGAGCCCCCACGTTCCGACTCCCCACCCTGAAAACGGGATTTGCGGACCGATGGCGATGTAATAGACGAGATTCACAAGCGCGTTGTTTTCAGGACCTCCGGCCGTCGTTGCCGCGGCAAGCGTGGACGAAACGATGGTGTAATTGTTGACATCGGCGACCGCCGTGACGGTGTAGCTTCCGAAAATAGTTATGCCGCCGAGCGTCGTCGGGATCAGAAAATTGACGATATTTCCGACCGACAGCCCGTGACCCTCGAAAAACACGTGAATGTTGGTCGATCCCGCCGTGGTCCCGAACGTAGTGACATGGGCCGGGTACGCCTTGCCGTTGATGGTCGCCACCCCCGGATTGACCGGCTGCGCCGCAACCAGGGTCGTCCCGCCGGTACCGGTAATGGCTACGTAGACGGCGTTGTAGCCGGCAGGCGTCATGCCCATGACGGTGAATTCTTCGCCAAGGGCGATCCCGGTCGGTCCGGCCGTCGTGAACGTGACTTGCCCGCCGCCGGTCGCCGCCCACGAAGCCGCCGTTATCGCGCTGGACGTGCGCGTTCCAAGCGCGCTGTTCGCTGCCGAAATCGTGTAGGAATTGGCTGTGAGAACGGTCTGGATCGGATAGATGCCGAACAGGATCAGACCGTCGATACCCACCCGCTGCGAGATGAAGACGAAGTCGTTGATGCTCGGATTGCTGATGTTGGGATCGATGACGGTAATGATCGGCGAGCCGGCAACGCTCGAGAAGTCGGGCGGCGAATTGTTGACTGTAAGTTGCGGCGTGATGTCGGCGAGCACGCCCGCAGTGAGAACGTCAAGCGCCGTCGTGCATCCGATCGCAAGATGGTTGCTGAGTGCCAGGTCTTCCCACGCATGAAGTGCACGTGGCACCGACCCGATCGCGAACGGGTAGAACCTCGACCAGCCGCCGAGCTTCTCGACCTGTCCCTCCTTCCATCGGATGAAGGCGCCATCGGAGATGCCGGCTGCATTAAGGCTCGGCGTTTTCTCGATGTCGATGCTGGGGGCAAGGCGGAGCTCTTCAAAGCTCATTGTTTGGCGGCTCCCGGCGAGATCGGCTGCTTGGCGGTGCCGGGTATCGGCAGGATCGTCGTGCCCATGTAGCGCTTGCGCAGTTCCTCGGCGTCGGCGCTGGCGAGCAGCTTGCCGTATTGCGTCTCCCAACTCTGCGCCATCTGGGGATTGTCCGACTGAGCGCCGAAGTTCTTCTGCGCGGCCGAGAAGTGGATCATCGTCGCCGCCAGCCACAGGTCGGGCAGGTTGGCGGTCAGGAACGTCGTCGGGTTTCCGGACGAGAGCGGCGCCGGCCGCTGTGTGCCGATAAACTCGACGCCGTAGGAGATGTCGGGCACCGGGCCGAGAGCGAATTGCGCCTGATTGAAGATCGCATAGTTGACTGGTAGGCCGAAGGGGCCATTCGGCGGATAGACGAAATTGATGTAGTCGAACGATACCTTGTCGAGCGGCTGTCGGCCTCCGGACGCCAGCAACAGATTGACCGCGTTGACGACGACAAAGGCGGCGGGGACGGCCACGAAACGCGCATTGACCCCCGTCAGAGTCGAAGTGTCATTCGTGATCGTGGAAATCAGGTCGAGGTCGCGGTAGATGCGCTGCTCGGCATAGTCAATCGCGCCCGGCACCTCGGCCTGGAACGGCACGCTCGCGGTCGATGCAGCCGTCAAGACCGCGACTTCGTTCTGCCATGTCGTGTAGGTCGTGGACATCTACCACTCCCGCGGATAGCAACCCCGGCAAGGCAACCTCATCGCTCGCCAATCGTAGGAATAGGTCGGTGCACGATAAACCGGCGCGCGGTCGTGCATGTGATAACCGTTGTAGCCGCGGTAGGGTAGACCGCCGCCGTAATAGCTTCCCCGATAGTAGCCGCCGCCATAGTAGCTCGGATATCGGGCGTACATTTGAGCGTTCGCCGCCGAGGCACTCAACAAAATCGCGATGACAATCAAATATCTCACGGTGGTTCTCCTTAGTCTTTAGGCTTCGCTGCCGCCTCTTTGTCAGCCTTCAGTTTGGCGATTTCCGCTTCGAGCATCGCCGTCTTGGCCTGCAGCAAAACCAGCTGGTCGAGCGCGGCGTTGCGCTGCGACTGGATGACATCGGCGACTTTCTTCCAGTAATCGACACTCTCCTGCGCGAGTGCGGGCGTCGACAGCAACAGAGCGACGATGGCTAGGTATTTCAAATATCTTCTCCTTCATTGATTTTCGTACACGCCAGTAGAAACAAAGCGATCAGCGGCCCAATTAGCCCCTCCCGGCCTTTGAAGAGTCGCAGTCGTTGAACCTCCAAGTACTTGGACCGTATCTACTTCACCCGTAGTTAGATCCTTCATCGCCCACGCCCCACCGGCCTGAGCGACGTTAGGCAACGTGAACGTGAATCCGGTAACGCCGGTGCAAGTTCCGAGCGCCGTAATCGTAAAATCCCCCTCTACCCAGGTCGTCTTGCCAAGCGTCTTGGATCGAGCTGAGTTGGTCGTAATCGTCGCCGTGCCGCACGTCGGCGTGGCCGTAAATGCAGACCACGCGGTTCCGGTGTCTCCCGTGCCGCCGTTGGCCACGGGGAGCGGAGACGTAATCGAGATCACTCCTGCGGCCGAAATGGCGATCGGCGCCGTGGCGCTCAGCGCCCCACCGTTGGTCGTCGTCGCGCAGGTCGCACACGTCGCATTGCCGGTCGCCGCGGTGATAGCGAGCGGGCCCGAGGCTGTGACGACCGGCGTCCCCGAACTCGTACCCAGGGTCAGCGTAGGCGCGCCCGCGACCGCCTGCGGCCGTATGATGGCCGCGCCGCTCGTCGCCCCGTTGAGCGCGAGTTGCCCGCCTGTGCCGCCGTTGGCACCAGATGAAAAAGTCCCGGGCGTCGAGCCATTGCCCGCCGTGTTAAAGGTCAGGCATGTGGTGCCTGGCACACTGCAAAAAAGGCTGGCATCGCCGGCTGTGCTGAACCACGTACCTGCCGGGTTGTTGTTGTCTCGGCGATTAAACGAAAGGCTTGAACTCGTCCCGGTAGCAACGATCGCCCCGTTGGTATTGGTGAATCCACCAACAGAAGTACCGGCACCGGCCGACGCCCACCCTGTCGTACCTAGATTGAGCCCGACGCCATTCGCTAAATTGACACCGGTCGCGCCCCCATCCAGAACTTGGCTGAATGTCGCCGAACCGGTAACATTCAATCCGTTGCCGCCGCCGCCAGCGAACGTCCCCGGGCAAGTGAAGTTCGATCCACCGGCCGTCGAGAGCACGTAGCTATTGGCGATGCTGCCAGATAGCTTGGCGATGCCGGTGAACGTCAACTCACCATCGTTGATCCACGCTGCCTTGCTAATGTTTACATCGGCCGATGCGTTCAGAAACGTCCATAGATTCGTGAGAGTCGAGCGCATGGTGGCGCCGATCTGCACCTGCAATGCGCCAGGGGCTCCAGTCACGAACGTGACGGTCGTGCCACCAAGATTAAGCGTCGAGTTGTTCGCCGGGATCGTGCCGTTCGACGTGCAGCGCCCATAGGCCGCTATCGCGCTGAACGCTCCGCTCGCGAGAACCTGAAACTGAGTTGGAAGCTCCTGATCGCGTAGGAGCTGAATTCCGTAATGCGGCTGAACTCCCGAATTGCAGGTGAAGCAATCCGCGTTGTAGCCGACGCTGAAAGCACCGCTGCCGTTCTGGCTGACGATAAAGAGATTCTTTGAATTCTGCCCATTTACCAAGTTAAGCAGGCCGATATTCGGCAAGCCGCCGCCAGCTGTATCTGCGGCGATCATGATGTAATATGGAAAAAGCGCAAAGGCCGGGAGATCGCCGCTGCCGAGGCCGCCAGGAATAGTCTGGCCATCGAAGCTCTGCGACAGCGTGCCGATCGAGCGCGATGTGCTCAGGCTGGTGAGGAACTTATTGTTGTTCACGCCACCGACGCAGGTCGCTCCGGCGCAGGTATAGGTGCCTTCTCCCAGGATCGCTTCTGTCGTGACCGTCAACGATTGGTTGATGGTCCAGATAATCGGGCCGCCGGAGACTAGCACCGTCCCCGGCGGAATTTTGTTGCCGACCAGCGTCATGCCGGCGACCAAAGAGCCGCTGGAAGTCGATGCTACGGTGAATGCGGTCCCGGCGATGCTGCCGGTACCCGACCACGTCGGATTTCCTGATCCCAACGGAACACCGAAATTCCCGGCCTCCGTACTCGGACCTGTCGTCCATGGCGGGTTAAGGGCCGGGTTGACGCTGCCGCCACTGAGAATGGCCGGACCGATGGCCGTGGCGATCTGTGAGAGCGTTGCCCTGCGGGTGGTGAATCCGGAGGTCCCGGGTATGTTCGTGATCTGGGACAGCGCTGTAATGTCGGTGAGGTTGGCCTGCGAGGCCGCCGGCAGCTGCGAGATCGGTTGCCCAAAGGCAGCCGACATCGCCCCCAGATACAGCAATGCTCCGACGAGAAATTTCTTCATGGTCTAGATGTCCGGAGGTGGAGGGACAGGGAAGGGGTCGGTCCCGATGTAGTGCCCGTCATCGCCGCGGATCACGGCGCCGGGGTCACCGGGATAGGCGGGCTCGGTCACGAGCGGCATCGGCCCCTCGTCGACGCTGTACTGCTCGGGACGAGCCTCGTAGACCGGGTCCGGATCGGGCGGCAGGACAATCGCGCGTAGCTGCGGCTGCGGCTCGTCGAGGCAGTACATGCACTTCAAGAGGTGCTTGTTGACCAGCGTGAAGCCGGCCCACTCGTGTTGGTACTGTAAATCGGGAAGGTGAAATTGAAATCCGCACGAATCGCAACGAGCCCACGGGCCGCGGTGCGGGTCAGAGGTCGCGTTACGGGGTTTCGGCCGCCAGCTCATAGCGCCATGTTATCACAGGTCGTTACGACGCGCCCATTCCCAGTAGGGAGAGGAGGCAAAGCGGTCTTCCAGCGTCGCCCGCCGTCCGATCGACTTCACCTCTGTCGACCGCAGGAGTTCGCCGACCAACATCGGCAACTCGACGGGACCGCGGTTCGTCTCGATTTCCAGAAGTTTCGTGCCCATGGTTCACATTCGATAATAGCCGGAAAAATCAGGTGACAAATTGAGAGGCCGATTGTCGGTGTCGGCCGTGGTCGCCAGTTCCCATGCCATCTCGTAGTCTCCCGTCAACCCGGTGCCCTGCATCCCCATGGCCGGATTGCCAGCCTGTCCGAGCTTCTCCGGGGCGTAGTGGACCGCCAGACGCTTGGCAAGCCCGGCAACGAACGCGTCGAGGAAACGGTATGGTGCGTCGATCGTGAGGCCGCCGGGAACGACGACGTCCTGGATTTGCGTGAACGCCTGGCAGAGCGCCGTGTAAGGGCCGCCGTTATCGGGAGACGGCCACAGGTTCATAATCGGGACGATCTGGCGATTGTACCACCAGCTCGTCGGCGGGCCTTGCTGGATTTTGTTCGGGATCGAGCTGTACTCGTATGCCGACAACGGACCGAGGACGCGGTCGGTCTGCCCCGGGATGCTGCCCGGCTGGAGCTGTATCCACACCAGCGTCACCATCAGCGTGGTTGCCGGCAGCGCGTACTGGAAGACGCCCTGGGTCAGCGTCGAGGCCGGAGGAAACTGGATGGTCTCCTGCTTCCACAGATGATAGCCGCGGTTAGCCCATTCGGTATTTAATAAATTGGCCTCCATCGAAGCCTTGACCAGATGCGCGATCGTCAAAGCGGTCCCGCGTAATTCGGGCTTCCCAAGACGACTAAATGCCGTATTTATTAAATCAGCCGCTGACGGATTAAAATTCGTCGTTCCCGAGCTTGTCATGAAGATCTCGCGAATTCACCGAATTCTTTAATAGAACCACTCTTGTAGGCTTCGGCAGCCTGCCCCTTTCTATCAAAAGAACCAAGATGTTTTTGCTTCCCCGCGATGACCACTTTGGCGTACCATTTCTGATCCTTCTTGCTCCAGTAGACGCCCTTAACTCCAGAAGTGTTGTTAACCCTAACCGTTGTGTTGGCATTATTCTGCGAACGTGTTGCTTTTCTTAGATTATTCCACCGATTGTCGCTTTTGTTTATGTTGGCGTGGTCGACTTCGACAATCCACTTTCCTGTCATCCACAACCATGCAAGTCGATGACAATAATAGCGGCGTCCTTCTATGCAGATCTTCAAATATCCGCGACCATCATTGCTGCCAACCACGTCACCAACTTGTACTCGACGTGAAGTCTTGATGCGCTGCGTAAAAACACCAGTGGCCTCGTCATAGTTTAAAATTTCTCGTAACCGTGATTGCGATATCATTCTGGGCCTCACCAATAGATGTAGGTCACTGATAAATATACACGCGCGGCCGGCTGGTGACCACGGGAGGGGTGGAGCTGAAGTCCTGCGCTGTTCCGCGCATCAAGGACGCCTGAAGGTTCCATCGCGGCGACCATGAACGCGGAATGAACTGGACATTCGTCTCAACCGCAGATGAGCTGAAATCCTGCGCCGTGTTTCGACTGAGCGCACGGTTGATCACCCATGACGACGGCCACGTACGCGGCACGAAATACGATGGCGAGTCCGGTAGGATGACGACGACCTGCGCATCCGTCGCTGGGTTTTGGAGCAAGCCCTTGACGGGAGCCCATTGAGCGCGCCATGGGCGTCCTGACCATTGCGGATTCGTCTCCACCGCCGACGAACTGGCGTCCTGCGTGATGGTCTGCCTGAGCGCCTTATTGACGTTCCAGAGCACCGGCCACGGCTGGCCACGCCATTGCGGGTTCGTCTCAAATGCTGGCGAACTGAAGTCCTGTGCTGTGCCGCGGCCGAGCGCCCTGTTGAGGTTCCATTGGACAGGAAGCGTCTGCGGTCTGAAGTAAGTCGGATTGTCCGGCGTTGGCGCCGCAGGAACGTCCAATGCTGCGTTCTGCAACGGCCAGCGTGTCAGGCTCCATTGTGGCCGCCACGATTGGCTGCACCATTGGGGATTAGTCTCAACCGCAGAAGAACTCGTGTCGGCGGCAACATTCTGGCGCGCCAGAGACCGGTTGAGGTTCCACTGCGGCGGAAACGTTTTCGGTCGCCATTGCGGGTTGGTCTCAATTGCGGAGGAGCTTTGATCCTGCGCCATGCCACGAAGCAACGCCGCATTACGGTTCCATTGCCGGGCAAGGAGCGGCCGGGATAAGTAAGAATTCGGAGCGTCAGCTGTGGCGCCGCCTGCCGCGGCCTTGAACGAACCAATTGGTACCGCCCATTGGCCGTTTGTCGAAATCGTCCACGTCGTCGTGACGCTGCTTGCACCTGGCGCTGTCGATCCCAGACCATATTGCGTTCCGACATTGATCGCGGTGAACGGACTTCCTGCCGTTCCCACTCTCAGCGTTTGCGCAGCACCGATCCCGGTAACCGTGTCCGCCGCCGTATAAATGCACGCATCCATCACCAGTTCGCCAACTGCGCTGGTGACAGTCGCGGTAGCGGGATTGAGCTGGAAGCCTAAAGCCAAGGCGGTATGGCTGAAACACGTCGTCGTATCCGAACCGGTGACCGATATTGCTGCTTGAATTGAGAACGTGTTGGCGTTGGCGTAACTGATTTGTATGGTCTGTGAGCCTGGGGGCGGATTGGCCAACCCGAACAGATAAACTGAGCCGCCGTTGCCATCGAAATCGATAGACGACTGGAACAGCGTCATGGCGACGCCGCCACAAGTGACGCCGGTTATGGTGGCCCCGGCACCATCGTAGTTGTAGATCCAGACCCCTATTGCGGTATCTGATGCTGATGCCGGATGCGTCCAACCGAAAGGGGTTCCACTGCCGTTATTTACGGAACTGGAGGCAACGTCAAATAAGGCGGCCATTTATCAGCCGCAAATGTCAAATTCCAGGAACGAACGTATCGAACGCCGATGCTAGGGCGTTGGAAATCAATGCCGTCGTGACCAGCCCGCCCTCAGCCGCCGCCGTATCCCCGATAGCCGCCGAAGTGATCGGAGTGTAGTTCGATGTCGCATTCGTTGCTGCGCCGATGACGCCTGCATCGGCCGCGGCCGCGATGACAAACTGAGCAAGCCAGACGGTGAATTGCGAAGGATTGCTCACCGTCTTGACGAACGCTGCCCGTGCGTTGTGAATCAGCGTGGGCATCGCGCCTGTAAGACCAGTCGGTGTCTCGCCCGAGACGTTCTCTAGAACCGTCATGAGCGCGGTCTGCACGCGGTGGGCGAAAACTGTCGATTGAGCGAGCCAGTAACCGTCGCTAAGGGTAGGCGTACCCGCAGGCATCGCTGCCTCCTATGTTCCCGGCACTCGAATGTCTTCAAGAATCTTGTTCGGTCCCATCGCGTCGTAGCACTCCTGACAGATGAAAAAGACGTGCGGGCAGTCAGGCGCCGTTGCCGCCTTTGGTTCGTGGCATTGCGCGCAAAACACAAGATCCCACGCTTGCCCGATGCGGCGAAGGAAGACCCGGTGTTTGTCGCGATCGAGAAAGCTCACTCGGCAATCAGGAAGAGCGTAGGAGCCGTTCTTCTCGAATTCCCTTTCCCAACTGCCGTTGCGCGGATCGTTGCCTACGACAGGCATGACGCGGGAACCTCGACGTAGGTGATTGGGAACTCGCGCGGTTCCGGCCCACCGGACCCATGGATAGGCATACCTGTGAGCGGACTAGGCGGGTTTGGAGTGCCGTTCGGCACAGTGAAACACGCCTCCTCATCGAGATCGACGACGTGGATGATGTCGGGCTTAGCCAGATCGGTGAAACCGCGAACGCGCCCCATCTTGCCTTTCAGGTCCACGCCTTGATAGTTGCCAGATGTGACAGTGACCTTGCCGCCAACCGGAAAAATTGTTGCCATGATTAAATTCCCTCGCCAAGTTCAAGAGTTAGTTCCATCGGAATGGCGGAAGTAACAGTGTTCGAGACGAACTCGATATCGACCGGGTTAGGCGTGGTGCCGCCCTGCAGCTGAACCGCTGCCTGTTGCATGATCGGCTGAAGGCCGCCGGTCCCACCAGTCTGGGCAATACCGACTGCGTTGCGAATGAGAAGGGTGGTTCCAGGGGTTATAGCCGCGCCGCCATTGACCCATGTGCTCTGTGAAGCGGGCCCGCGAGATGAATCCTTCGGGGTTGGTGTCTGTGCCGTGCCGCCGGAGAAAACGGTGCCGCCTGCGGTGTTGGTCTTGGTCTGAACCGTACCGCCTCCGGCGGTGAGCGAACGGGCCGCTGCTATCAGACCGTAGAGACCGAGTGTTTCGCCAGCCGCTATTTGCTTGCCTGCAGCTTGCGTCTGCGGTGTTCCGGCAGTGGTGTGCGTTGCCGAATACGGTAGATCATAAAAGTAAGGCATCGACTTCCGGCTCCTACTTAAAGACTTCCAACGAGACCGTGATTTGTTGAGGCCCCGCTACCGAATTAAGGATGAACCGCAGAATGGTCCCGCCGATGAGTGAGCGAAACCACCCGGGCAGCGTCGTGTCCTGCCCCTTGGTCGATCCGGCAATCGTCGGTGGACTGCCGCCGGTGATGCTGTCGCCCACCCCAGGATGCGTGGCGCCGCCATCGAACTGCGGATAGGTGCACACCTCGATATCGACCACAGCCGACCCACTCTGATCCCCTAATGCCGTCCAGCGGAAGATCGAGCAGTTCCATGGCACCTCGACGTCCGCATAGACGCCGGACGACAAGACCTGCCCCTTGGCGCCGATGATCGCCTCTATAGCGCTGGGGGTGGCAGTGTTGGTCCCGGTCGGGTCGGCCATCCTTAAGCTCCGAAGACATGGCCGTCGGCCTCCTTGATGGCAGCGACCAGCTTATCACGGGCGGCAAGAACATGATCGCGCCGACGGTTGACGCTCTGACGGTCGGCCTCGATCTGCTCTTTCTCGATGTTGGCCGTGGACAGGGCCTGGGACGCCGTAGCGTACTCCACGGTCGCCGCATCCATCAAAGCATGGGCCTCGTCCATCAACGCCTGGGCCTCGCTCTGCATGCGCTCCGCGTCGGCCTGGGCATTCAACTTGATCTGCGCCGCTTCCGTTTCGATGCGCTCAGCTTGCGCTCGAGCGTCTGCAATAAGCCGAGCCGCCTGAGCATTCGCTTCATCGACCGTGGAGGCCGCTTTGCCGGTGGCGTCGGCGAGCGTCTTTGCGGCTTGCTCGTGCGC